ATTCCAATGCAACCTACCCAATTAGGTGACGGGGATGTGATGGGTGATGGCGTTGAAGGAGCCCCAACTCCTGAAAAAGTCGAAGACCCAATGGTTCAAGAAGCAAAAGCAATAGAAGACCAGGCAGAAATGGCTATTAGAAATGACCTAGTAACCCAAGCCTACGGCACAAAAATTCCGCAAAGAAGGGCGGTAGACAGAGAGTAAGTTTCCAACTGTAAAAAGTTTGGAATATACCGAGACAATAGCATTTAAATGTAATGCAATTATCTCATAATAACCCAGGGACACGCCGCAAGGCATACGGACAACGACTCAAGAAAGATAAGTGATTACTATGGATAACGTACTAGAAACGGATGCATCACTGTCATCAGTTGATGTGTCGATAGCGAGTGGTGAGCCAACTATGTCAGTACCTTCGTACACAGCCGATGATATTGCAAAGGCACGTGAACAAGAGAAGGCTAAGTTGTACCCACAACTTGAAAAGATGAAAGAAGAACTCGCATCTCTTAAAAAAGAGCGTGAGGAAGCGGCGGCCCGTGAAGCAGAGCGTCAAACACGAATTGCTGAAGAGGAAAACCGTGCAGCACAGTTGAAGAAGGAACAGGAAGAGAATGAACTGTCCTTCAAAGACCTTCTCAAAAAGAAGGAGCAAGAATTTCAATCTCAATTAGAGAATGAACGTCTTGAAAGAGAACGTGCTATTGCACTCTTAGACCAAGAGCGCAAGTTTCAAGAGTTGATGAATTACCGTCAATCTCGATTGGAACAGGAAAGAGAAAATATCATTCCTGAACTTATTGATTTAATTGAAGGCGATACACAAGATGCAATTGAGCAGAGCATTTCAACTCTTAAAGAAAAATCTGCTCGAATTCTCGATTCCGCTCAACAGGCTATGCAGTCTGCTAGAGCACAAATGGCAGGACCACGCATAACAGCGCCTGCCTCAGGACCCCTCGACACCAATTCGGACACACAATCGTTAACACCTGATTCAATCAGGGAGATGTCATTGGCAGACTATGCGAAACAAAGAGCCAAATTGCTTGGCAATGCAGCAAACAATCGTGGTCAGGGACTGTTCGGTTAATCCAACAACTATCTAGAAAGGACTTGACCTAAATGGCAAGTGCAATTACAGGTACTGGTCAACTAGCCAGCGCCCCTACCGCTTATTCGGGCTCTAATACATCCCTGAATCAAGCAATCCAGACAATCTGGTCGAAGGAAATCCTCTTCCAGGCAATGCCAATTCTTCGTTTTGAACAGTTTGCTGTAAAGAAGACTGAACTAGGAGTTGCTCCTGGTCTTCGTGTGAACTTCCTTCGTTACAAGAACTTTGCAGTAGACCCATCTCCTCTAACAGAAGGTGTTCGTATGACAACGAACGCTCTTACTGCAGAGCAGATTGCAATTACTGTTGCAGAACACGGCTACGCAGTAGCAGTTTCTGAACTTCTTCTCAACGCATCCTTCGATGACGTAATGGCTTCTGCCTCACGTCTTCTTGGTCGCCACATGGCACAGTACCTAGATGTACAGGCACGTAACACACTATCTGCAGCAACATCTGCAGTATTTGGTTATGACCGCTCTGCACTACAGGGTGTCAATGACTGGTACAACGAAGGTGCCGCAGCAACACAGTTCTCAGACCTAGATGGTAACTACAAGTTATCAACAGGTGCTGTAAAGGATGCTGCTCTTACCCTTGCTGGTAAGAACATCCCACGTCTCGGTGAGACATACGTACAGTTCGTACACCCTAAGCAGTCACGCGATATCCGTTCGAACCCAGAGTTCATCGAGGTAACAAAGTACGCTGCTCCAGGAAACTTCATGCTCGGTGAAATTGGACGTCTATACGACGTAGTATTCATCGAAACCACACAGGTTAAGAAGTTGGCTGTTAACGCTTCTTATACAACTTCAACAAGCGTAGGAGTTCCTGCGTCTCAGATTGAGGTTCCTGTTAAGGCTAACACTCGTCCAGGTTCAGGCGGTAACCCAGAGTCTGCAGATTTCACTGCTGAAAAGGGTTACTTAACTTCTGCAACTGGTAACGGTGCTGAGGTTTACGAATCAATCATGATTGGTGACAATGCATTTGGTCACGCAATCTCTCTCCCAGTTGAACTTCGTGATGGTGGTGTTCTTGACTTTGGTCGTGAGCACGCTCTTGCTTGGTACGCAATCTGGGGTCTAGGTGTTATTACAGACCAGGCTATCGTCAAGGTCTACACCAACTAGTAATTAGCAGTACCGTCTGGGGGTCATACTCCTTCTTTGACCCCCAGACACAACAACCAACATTCTTAGGAGAATAAACACCGTGGCAAATAAAGCAACAAGTCCATTGGATGCAACAGGAGTTGCAGCCGAGAAAGCAGCAAAAAAGAATGCTGCTGAATTAAAGAAGCGTCAAGAAGAAATTTCTATCGCTAACCAGTTAGAGGCCGAGAGCCTAGAGCGAGATGTATTTGACCCAAAGAAACCCGATGCTCCTCTTGTATTAGATGACATTGAGGATGTTGGAGTTTCGGTGTCGAATGAATACGTAGTCATTCGAACCGTCACCGATATTGATGACATGACATTCGGTGTCGTAAATGGGACTCCGCAAAGTTACTCTTTTAAATCAGGTGCTAAGTACCGTGTTCCACGGCACATCGCTGATTACCTAGAGCAACTTGGATACATTTGGCGGCCTAACTAAGCCGTCACAAGTAGTCCAACCCTCAACTGGTTCCCGCCCTCCTCCCAGTTGGGGGTCGGACCTTTTTTGCGCTGTTAAATCTCCGGTTACAAGGGACAATACTTACAACTTATTTTCGGAGGTAGTGTGGCGAGTTTAACTAGCCTTGGCAGTCGTCTCAGATATGAGATTGGCGATATCCCCAAGTCCTTCGTGTATCAATTTACAGCCGATGGAACTACTAACCGTTTTCTTGTTCCTTACTCGCCTCTTGATGGCGCGAATCTTTCTATTATTCAAGACAACGTAAATGTGTCAGATGATGTTGAGGTAGAAGAAGCCACTGGCTACATAGTTTTTGACACAACACCTGCTGATGGCGACGTTATTGTTGTCGCTGGCAATTACTTTAGATATTTCACTACATCAGAAATTGAGCAATACATAAGCACAGCATTTGCTGAACACAGTGCTTATCACACGGACGCGTACGGGCGCACGGTGTCCTTAGTTAATATGCCCGCTCTTGAAGAGTACCCAGTAGTTGTATATGCGTCTACCTTGGCGCTTTATGCCTTGGCTAATGATGCGGCATTTGATATCAACGTGTTTGCACCAGATGGTGTAACTATTCCACGTTCTGAACGTTATCAACAGTTAATGCAGATGATTCAGGCACGTCAGAATCAGTACAGGGAACTCTGCAATCAACTTGGCATCGGTATGTACAAGATTGATGTCTTTAGTTTGCGCCGAATTTCAAAGACTACAAATCGCTATGTACCAATCTTTGAGCCAATGGAAGTCGATGATAGAGAGACCCCAACAAGAGTTTACGTGCCTATCCCAACCTATGGCGGAGTTGAGGTTCCTGTTACAACCGTTGTTCAAGACCTTTACATCTATGAAGGCGATGACTACACCTTCAACGTGGTCTTTGATTTTGAACTCGATACCTACACAGCAACCGCAGAAATACGTGCGCTTCCTGGAAGTTCTGCCTTAATAACTTCTTTCACCATTACAAAACCTGACGTTGGTTCAGGTGATGGAGCGGGGCTTCGTACTTTACAGTTGGACCTTACTGAAGCCCAGACTCGTATCCTTCCAAAGACGTCGTACTACGATATTCAAATGGTGGATTCAAACGGCGTTACAAAAACGTACGTTACGGGTAAAATCTTCTTGACTAAAGAGGTGACTGTTCCATGAGCCAGTATGTAAGACCAGGCGCTAATTCTACGACGTATGTAAACGACGTCATTAGTATTACAACGCCTTCAGGAACAGCCTCTTATGGAACGACTGGGTCAGTAACAGAGGTAGTAGTTCCAGACCTTGCTTATACTCATAACCAAAATACAGCAAGTGCAACATGGACTGTACTTCATAATCTTGACTTTTTTCCTAACGTCACAGTTCAGGATTCAGGTGGTACAATCGTTGAGGGCGAAATCGCATACACCAATCGGAATCAAATCGTGCTCACATTCACAGCAGCGTTCAGTGGCAAAGCCTATCTATCTTAAGGAGACCTTGAGTGGCACGTAAATTTTTAACCCCGATTGATTTATCTAAATTAGAATTACAGAATGCTCGCATTCAGAACCTAGCAACAGCGCCATCGAGCCCTGTTGTAGGTCAAATTTATTTTGATACCGTACTTGGTTATCTACGCACCTGGAATGGCAGTTCATGGATTAACACCAGTACTGGTGCTCAGGGAACTCAAGGTACACAAGGAGCAACTGGCGATACTGGTGCACAAGGTACTCAAGGAACGCAGGGTACTGCTGGTGCACAAGGTCTTGACGGTGCTAACGGTGCTCAGGGAACTCAAGGTACGCAAGGAACTAATGGTGCTCAGGGAACCCAAGGAACTCAGGGAACGCTTGGTTCTCAAGGAACTGTAGGAGCGCAAGGAACACAAGGAACACAAGGAACAGAGGGTGCACAAGGAACTGAAGGTCAGCAGGGTACTCAAGGAACAGAGGGTGCACAAGGAACTGAAGGTCAGCAAGGTACGCAAGGCACTGTAGGTGCACAAGGAGTCCAGGGCACACAAGGAACACAAGGTGTACAAGGCACTCTTGGTGCGCAAGGTGCACAAGGAACTGAAGGTTCTCAAGGAACGCAAGGTGCAGAAGGCGCCCAAGGAACACAGGGAACTCAAGGAGCAGAAGGTGCTCAAGGTACTGAAGGTACACAGGGTGCTACAGGTTCATTCGGTGGCGAAACTCATGAGTACAACTACCTTACAAACACTGGTGAAACAGACCCAGGTTCAGGTAACGTAAAGTTTGATAGCACCACATTCTCTTCAGTTACAGAGATGTACATTGATGATATTGACTTTAATTCTTTAGATATTTCTTCATTCCTTGAAACAATTGATGACTCAACATCAAGTATCAAGGGAACAATTAAAGTAACAGACGCTACAGACCCACTTAACTATGCGTTCTTCCAGATTGTTAATGCGCATACTGACCAGGGCACTTGGTACACAGTTCCAGTTGCATACGTATCAGGAACTTTGACTATTGTTAACAACGACAATATCTACTTAACATTTGCTCGTGTTGGTGATAAGGGTGACACTGGTCTACAAGGTACAACTGGTGCGCAAGGCGTACAAGGAACTGTCGGCTCTCAAGGAACCCAGGGAACTCTTGGTGCTCAAGGAACACAGGGCACCGAAGGTGCTCAAGGTGTTGAAGGTCAACAGGGTGTTCAAGGTACTGAAGGAGCCCAAGGAACTCAAGGCACTGAAGGTGCACAGGGTGCACAGGGCACAGTAGGTTCTCAAGGAACACAGGGAACTGTCGGTTCACAAGGAACCCAGGGTACGCAAGGTACAGACGGTATTCAAGGTCTTGATGGTGCTCAAGGTACCGAAGGAGCCCAAGGAACTCAGGGAACTCAGGGTACTGATGGTATTCAGGGTCTTGATGGTGCTCAGGGTTCACAGGGTACAGTCGGTGCGCAGGGCACACAGGGCACCCAAGGCGTTCAGGGAGTCCAGGGAGTTCAAGGTACACAGGGTGCTACAGGAACCACTGACCCAATCACTGCTGGTTATGCGTTACAGAAAACTGGCGATGAAATTAAATTTGATGCCTTTGTTGCATCAACAGGTGCAAAATTTGAAGGTGCTCAATTTACAACGACCCTCAAAGCAATCACACCTACTGCCAATCAAGATATCAGTCTTCCAGATGCTGCAGGTACTATCGCTCTTACCAGCGACATCACAGCAACGATTGCTGATACTGATGACGTTCCAGAAGGTTCAGGCAATCTCTACTTCTCAGTACAGCGTGTAAATGATGCGCTAAACACAGTTGTTGTTGATGGAACAGGTATCCAAACAACCTACAACGGTGCACAGCAGACCTTTACCATTGCTGTTGACACAGCAGTTATTGCTACAAAGGACTATGTAGACGGAGTTGCTCAGGGACTTGATGTTAAAGAGTCTGTACGAGCCGCTACTGCTGCAGCACTTCCTGCATACACTTACACAAGTGCTAATGGTGGAACGCTTACTGCAAATGCAAATGGCGCCCTAACAATTGACACTGTTGCAGTTGAAGATAACGAGCGAGTCCTTGTTAAGAACGAAGCAGGTGGAAACCGTGCTTACCATGGTATCTATCTAGTTAACCACAAAGGTTCAGGCTCTACTCCATGGGTGCTTGTTCGTGCAGAAGATGCAAACGCAACTGGAGAAGTTACTGCAGGACTCTTTACCTTCGTAGAGGAAGGCGGTCAAGCAGACACTGGTTGGGTTCTTTCAACAAATGAGACGATTACTCTTAACTCAACTAACCTTATCTTTACACAGTTCTCAGGAGCGGGAGCGTTCACCGCTGGTGACGGTCTCACACAGACTGGCACAACGTTTAATGTTGGTGCTGGAACAGGCATCTCAGTTGCAGCCGATACAGTTGCAATTGATACTTCGGTAGTTGTTCGCAAATTTGCAGCAACTATTACTCCAGTAAATCCGTTCTCAGCAACAGATTTCACAATTACACACAACCTTGCCACTGAAGATATTCAGGTAAAGGTCTACGACACAGCAAACAAAGAAGAGGTTGTTACAGATGTCGATGTAACAGGAATAAACACTGTAGAGATTAGATTTGCAGTTGCTCCAGCCTCTGGAGAAACCTACAGGGTGGTAGTCCAGGCTTAATATGAGCAAAAGAGCACTAGTTCCCATTAACGTACTGGCTTCGAATACGGAGCCAGTAGGTCGCTATGCTGGGGACCTGTACTTTAATCCAGATAACCATAATCTTTATGTTTTTGATGGAGTTATTTGGACAGAAATTGCTACTACACCTTCATTTGACATAATTGAAGGTGGAGATGAAGCCGATGGTAGCGATGCCTATACTGCAACAGCAGATGGTGGAGATGAAGCAAGTGGCAGTGATACATACACAAGTTCTTATGAAGGTGGAGGAGTCCTCTAATGGCAGTTACAATCAAGTTACGTCGTGGAACAGCGACCAACTGGAGTAATAATAATCCAACACTTGCCGCTGGTGAAGTTGGTATTGAAACCGATACTGGGAAATTAAAAGTTGGTAATGGTTCTACTGCTTGGAACTCACTCGCTTATGGCGGATTACAAGGTATTCAAGGAACACAGGGTGTACAGGGAGTTCAAGGTACGCAAGGTGTTCAGGGAGTCCAGGGAGTCCAGGGAATTATTGGAGAAACTGGTGCTCAGGGAACACAAGGCACACAGGGAACACAAGGCACACAGGGAACACAAGGCACTCAGGGTACACAAGGAACCGAAGGACAACAGGGAGTCCAGGGAACGGTTGGTTCTCAAGGAGTACAGGGTATTCAAGGAACTCAAGGAACTCAGGGAGTAATTGGTTCTCAAGGAACGCAAGGAACCGAAGGAACTCAAGGAGTCCAAGGAACACAGGGAACTCAAGGAACTACAGGTGCACAGGGAACTCAAGGAAGTATTGGTGCTCAAGGTAGTCAAGGTCTTGCTGGTCAAAGTGGTTCTTCTTCAAGCATTTTTGAATACAAAGCAGACGCTGCTAGCCAAGCAGATTCAGAACCATCAAGTGGAAATTTGCGTTGGAACAATACAACACAAACTAGCGCTACATTCTTGTACATAAGTCATTTAGACCAACTTGGTAATGACAATGACGTTCTGTATTCAGTGATTAAACAGGGCGACAAGATTACTATTCAAAAGAAAGCCGACTCTACTTCCTATCAAACATTTGATGTCACTGGTGCGATAACAGTAGTTACAAATAGTTATGTAAAGATTCCAGTATCTAACACTGGTTCTGGAACTTCTCCAACAAACTTTTCTACCAATGACACTATCTCTTTTATTATTTCTTTCCTAGGTGTACAAGGACCTACAGGACCACAGGGAACTCAAGGAACAATAGGTGCTCAAGGCACAGTTGGTTCACAGGGCGTACAAGGAACTCAGGGAACACAGGGTGTTCAAGGTACAGGCGGTACACAAGGAACTCAAGGAACCGTTGGTGCTCAAGGAGTTCAAGGAGTTCAAGGTACTCAAGGAGTTCAGGGAACTCTTGGTACGACTGGTGCACAAGGCACGCAGGGTACTCAAGGTACAACTGGAACTGGAACCCAAGGTACTCAGGGTGCGCAAGGAATTGGTGGAGTCCAGGGTTCTACAGGAACTGCAGCAGCAGGTGGCTCAATCCCAGATATCTTGATGCTAGGTGGTATGTAGCAACTCAGTACTGCCGTTGTGAATTTGGCTATGTACTGCTGCCTGCATTAAGAATTTTATAGGTCGATATACTCTTGGCTTTAGAGTGTATGTAGCAAACTTCATCTGGTTCTCTTCTTGCTTCATTCTAAAGTTGAATACATACCAATCTACAGGGGCTGTGATGCCACGTGTGGCTACATCATTAAGCGCTTTTTCTGCCCCACGTTTACTTACTGCATAACCTGCACATGACCATTGTTGATATGAACGACAGACGTGCTCTTCATAGATGTCGTGCTCTTCTTCGTTGTAAGCAAATAGCGAGTCGTCTGGTACAAAGAAAGAAAAGAAATCCCAAGTAGGCATTAACTGCTGCATGTAGAAATTCATTATGGGTTCAAAATTTGCGCTTACAACTATGTCGTCTTCAAAGATAATCAATACATCTTTATCTGTTTCAAGGAACTTTTTGTATGCCAACCAGTTACTTGCCCATACTCCTACTACTCCTGAACTAGGTGGGAAAGTCTCTCCAGGCTGTGCGTAATCTTCAACCGTGTTTACTTTGAAGTCTGGATTTTCATTGATGAACTTCTCTGCCTTTTCTGCAGTATTTAGATACATCGTAGGTGAGCCAAGTCTTGGCAAGAATGACATACGGTTTAAAATGCCCTCGTAAGATTTATTTCGTATTTCATTTCCAGTATCGGTATGAAAGACTTCAAAGCATGCGTTATTTAGCATTTCTGTATCCATACCTGATAGCCAGACTCAATCAATACATACTGGCCTTTACATACCTCTAAAACGGCGTCTACGCCCCGTTTAGGCTCTAAATAGGGATTGCCGTTGTAATTCCATAAATAGTCATCAAAAGCCATCACACCACCTGTTTCTAGCCATTTAAAGGCATTGAGGCCATCTAGGGCGGTCTGTAGCGCTGTATGGTCTCCATCTATGTAGATGAAGTTAAATGTCTCTTTATTATCACTAAAGAACTGGTCGCTAGTCATCTTGCACTTGACTAATCGCAAGTCATCAAATCTAGAATCGTAATAAGACTCTATTGAAGAAAAGTCCATAGATTCATGGGCCGCCTCTTCGCTTCCTTCCCAAGTATCTACATCATGTAAGCGTTCAATCTCTCGATTTTTAAGTAACCACTCCGTTGCATCACCTGTATAGGTACCAATCTGCAAGGCTCGTAATGGCACGTTAGGAACGTGACGAAAGTACTTTTCTACATCTTTAAACCAGTTAGGAAACATTATGCAAACAACTTCATGTTACTAAGGCATCCATAGACATACTCTGGAGACATCTTGTGATTATCTAGTAGGTCTTGAAAGATTGCTCTACTTTCGTCTTTGCGACCAATCCACCAGCCTGTAACGGCCTTTTCAAACATAAGGCAGTAGACACCATTGTATTCCACATAACCTGGCGTAGGTAAATGGTTAGCAACCATGGCAAATTGCAGACCAATTTCGGCAAATGCATAGGCTTTATTCCAGTCCTTGTTGCGCTCATAGAATCGTGAAAGAATGAAGTACGCCTCTGGTCGTGAAGGCATGAAAGCAATAGCATTATGCAAAGTAGTTAATACGGTAGCGGTTCTATCGTTCTGTCTAGAGAAGCAGAGAGCCATCTTTAACAGGGCCGTATAAGTTAATAACGGATTGGTCTTATATCCTAAATCTGCTGCCCTAAGAAAGAATCCAGCAGCAGAAGCATGCTGTTTTAGCCTCTCATATTCTTCCGCTAATGCAAAGTTTTTATTAGCATCTCGTGTATTAGAAGCAAGGTCAATAGCAAGGTCTTTAACCGACATACGAGAGAGCCTCCGTAATCAGGCCATTAACTACATGGCGTGGAATCTCAAGAATAAATGCAGCATTATCAGCGACAGAAAAACTCACAAGTAGGTTGTTATCTCTAACTGCGGCTCCTGTACAAAACTCAATCTTTACATCCATAAATGCAAACTCTTTACTTAATCCTAAAAAGTTAAAGTCATTATCCCAAACAATAAGGCGATGTCTATAAACTGAGTCTTTCTG